TCGATATCCAACGTGGCTACGAAGTCTGATCCTTGGTCGATAACTAGGTTAACTAACTGAGACATTAATGCAAATCCAAAATATTGTTATTCTGGCTTTATTTATATGATTTACTGCTTACGCCGAATCATCTGGAGGAATTAATTGCTCTATCCATGAGATTGTATTTTCATTCCATTTATACATGTATCCATCTTTATTTGGACATGGAATAGGAGGATCCCATTGACATGTATCTTCATTAAATACGAATGAATCAAAAAGCTTTGGCGGAATAAATGCATCTCTATTTCTATCGTAAAAATAACCAATAGCTGCATAATTTTTTCTAAGCGGAGTTTTGCCTAATACATGTACTCCTCCATACGTATTTCTGGATGTTTGTATAAATTCAGCAGTATTAGGTAAAGAAGCAATAAATTCTTCTTCAGCAACTATAACATTTACTACAAAATCATTTTCATCTATTTGAGCGTATGTTGCCATATTAATTACTCGGAATCAAATAACGAATTACACAATAGCCTGTGTCTCCAGCTTGAGCAGCAAATGAAGTCGATCCTCCAGAACCGCCTTTACCTCCTCCACCTCTATTGACACCTTGCCCTTGACCATTTGAACCAGTAGTACCGAAAACAGTTCTACCTCCACCTCCGCCGCCAGAATAATATTCTGCAGTACCGTCGGCAGTTGGATCAAATGCACCTCCTGGTCCACCATTACCAGCATCTTTAGCAGCACCGTTTTGTCCACCACCGCCATATCCACCGCCACCACCGCCAGTAGATTGGACTTCACCAGAACCAGCAATAATACCATTACCACCATTATTACCTTGGCCAGGAGTACCGCCACCTCCTCCACCATTACTAGATCCACCACCACCTGAACCACCATAATAACCGTTACGATCTGTGTCTCGAGAGCCACCACCGCCACCGCCATTAGCAGTTATAAATCCTTGAAATGTGGTAGCTCCACCGTTTCCTCCGTGTACACTACCATTAGGAGCTGCGCTTCCTCCTCCACCTATTCCAATAAAATAAGTTCCAGCTCCAACAGAGATATTTGTATATACGATACCTCCGCCACCGCCGCCACCTCCACCATTACCGCCACCGCCACCGCCTCCGCCAACTGCAAATACAGTTAAACCGAGAGAACGATTACAAAGGAAATTACCAGAAGAAGTAAATTTATGATATCGATATCCACCTCTATCAAAAATGGCATTACCGCCACGAGCTACGTCGTCTAGTGTTAAAACAGGAGTAGTTGCAATAATTGGACCTTCTACAGATTCAGTTCTAATAGCAATAGTAAATGATCTATTACCATCTCCTTGTTTACTTGTTTCTAATTTTCTACTAGTCGTATCTTTTCCATTAATAATAGAAAGCGGACCATTCAAAATACGATTATCGAAATCATCTGTACGAATAGTTCCTGAAACAGTATTAATAGTCCAATATAGTTTTGTACCGTCTGGTAAGCTTGGAGCATTAATTGTAACAGTGATAGTATCACCTTCTAAAAATGAAGTAGCATTAACAGTTGCGCTTCTTGCAAAATACCATTCACCACGATGTATAAAATCCCCAACTTGTTTTAAATGCCATATACCATTAGCATTAAAAACGTTTGGATAATTTTTTTTACCAAATATTCCGCCGTTATACATTATGATACACCATTATAAACTCTAATATTTCTAAAATAACCGCCGCCGCCTAATCCAAGGAATGTAATAAATGGACCAGATAAAAGAATAGGTTGACGATCATACCTATTATTTGCAGACCAGTCAATACGCATCGCATTATTAACTTCTAGTCGCACAGGTACCCATGAATTCGCTGGTAATTGCACACCGGTAACTGGAGGATCACCTCTAACAGTCCAAGAAGTTTGGAACATCATACCGCTATAATTACTGCCGCCACGTGCATCTAGTTTTAATAAAGGTCCTCTACCGGCAGTAGAACTTCCAATTAATACACCACATACTCCGCCGCTAATATAAACTTCAAAAGTCATTGTTTTAAATAATAAACTAGTGAACGGAGATATCATATCTCTATATGCATAACTATTTCCTGGAACATATATGGCATTACTGCTAGTAGTAGCTCCGCTAACAGTAAAACCATTTAAATTTCCATCATAGTTTGTGTATACAGACTGACCAGCCCAACTATAATCAGATACAGCTGTGTGATGTTGGTTTAAGTTCCATATACCGCTTCCAACATCAGGACTACTAACACGGTCGTATCCAATATAACCAGCTTTACCTTTGTTGCGTAAAGACATTAACTAATGCTCTCATATCCACATACTGCATGCAAATAATTATTTGCTGATCCGACAATGCGTAAACTATCGCCTTCTTCTAAATAAATTCCACTATCCTTTGATACTACAACTAAAGTAGCATTTGCTGGAACGAAAACAGTATGTGCAAGTTTATACTCTGATGAACTTCTAAAAATACTAACAGTCACAGATGCAGCTGCAGTTCCGTTAACGTTAGCAATAGTCAAACTATTTAGTTTTAAAACTTTATTGCTAGATGCAGGATTTGTGATAAGATCTTGCGCAGATGTAGTAACAAACATTACAGCTGTTTTTCCAGTAATGTTTGAAACGTTAACGATATTTGGCGCTGCCATATTTTTCTCCGATTATTTCGTAATATATGTTCTGTTTAACATTGTGTGATTATGATCAGTTGGACCCCAATCACCGTCTGGATGGAATGCTATAACTGTCATTTCATCGTATGTTGTCATAAAACGATGTTGTTCTCTTTCTTCTATACAGAACATAACACCTGGCTTTAATTCAATTTGTTCTTCTTCATATGCTTTTTTGATACAAGCATATCCTTTACCTTTTACAACTACTCCAAGTCTAATGCTCGGATGGATATGATACGATTGTTTGACAGCAGAAGGAAATTGTAATAAGTTTAAAGATGGATCTCCCATTCTAGGAGGATACACCAATAAACTATCAGAACAAGAATCTATATAAACTAAACGACCGCTTTCTTCAATTGGACCACCAATGGTGTTTTGTCCTTTGAATCCAAAGCGTGTGAATATGTAAACTTCACCAGTAGTTCTAATAGAATCACCTTCACCAGTCCAATAACAAAAATATTGCCCTTCTACAGCTACACTTCCATTAGGAAATGTAACTTCTCCTGACATAATATATCCATATAATGTACAATATGCTTTAGAGTGATATAATGCATTTACTACTTTTTCAGCATAACAAGGATACATCGTATCTAGCACATCAATCTTGTTTTCAATAATCATTACATCATCTCCGAAAAAGTGTTTGTTTCATTCCAGTGTTGACTATCTGGGTAGTCATTTGTAAATGTCATATCATCATTTAATAACATAACAATTTCTTTTTGCTTCACAATATTAGTTAAGCTACCAATCTTAGGTTTTTTATAGTAAGATTGATCTCCATTAAAATCTAAAATATAATCTTTTGCGATATATTTTACATTATCTAAAGATTCTTTTACTAGATTATCTGGATTATTTAATGACCACAATTGGAAATCTTGCGGGCAGAAAAACGTAGTGTAATTATCTTCTAATTTAATATTACTTCTATTTTTAGCGTATGGTAAAATACGAACATATACTGATTGCCATTTGTTTGTAAAGTTAATCCACCAGAAAAATTTATATACGTTATCAATAGGAATCGGAGCAGCATTGCAAAGATGTCTAAACATTTGCCAATAATAAGGCGCATATTTTTTATATTCATCTTGCAATTTCATAGTCATCCAATCAATGATATCCCCAGCAGCTTGATCTAATGGAGTAAACAAATAATCAAACGAACGATATGCAATAAATTTAGCAACTACTTGTGAACCAAACAATTGATCTGCATTTTCACCAGAAATTACGATGTAATCATCATTCCCTAGGAAATATGGAAATCTATAACTTGAAACACATTCAAACTTTTTGATAATATAGTCATTATAAAAATTAGGATTTTCTAAAATACTATGATCTGTCAAAAGCACAATTACATGGTTTTTTAAATCTTGTTCTGTGCAGTTCTTTAATAAAGCACACAGAATAACAGTAGAATCAATTCCTCCGCTGTACATAACCGCAATCTTACGATTATCTGTCTTAGCTTTATTCATCAATTCAATGGCTCTATCATCACAAATATCACTAAATGATTTAGTGAATGTTCTCATTTTTGGCATTTGAAGATGAGGTAATACAGTAGTCTTTAGTGGTATACTAAATGTATTCGTTCTGTCAATAGATGTAATATTGCTAGAAAATAATTGAAAATAACCACCAAATGCATGACCACCTGGAATTTGATTGCGTTTTTCATGATATGCTTCATTTACGAAGATATCATAACTATTATAAAATATAGTGCTCATAGTGAATCGCCGTACTTTGTGCTTTCAGCTTTAAATTGTTCTAACACAGCACCTAAATCTTCCAGAGTAGTTTGCTGTTTAACGAATGCAGTATATTTTAATCTAAGCGTTTCATTTTCTGCTAAAAATGATGCACGAGTTTCATACTTAAATTTAATGCGCTTAGATGCTTCTACAATATCCATTCCGACTAAATCAGCATATCCAGTAACAAATGGATATTTACAAATAGGATCTTCAGTAATTCCTTTTTCAAGGATTTCTTTTGCTTCTAAATATTTTGCAAAATAGATGTGATTTTGACCTTGTGCAGCTTTAATTTCTCTACGTCTATTCATATCTAAACGACGATGAATAACATCTAAGACTGCAGCTTTTTGAGAGATTAAAATAAAATCATATAATTGTTCGATTGATTCAATATTAGGCGAATCTTGCCAAGCTTTACCATCTTCAGTAACACGAATTCTCCAACATTTATTTTTTTGAAAATATAAATTTGGACGTTCTTCCATTCCTACTAATTGAAATGTAAAAATATTAGATTTATTAAATTCTGCTAATGCTTTTACGCTTGCAGAATAATTGGCAACAGCTAATAATCTACCGGCAGATATTAGAATGTTGGTATTAGTATTTTTAAATGACATATCTACGACACGATCTTCTGGTCTTGGCATAACTGGCACAAGACTATCGTAATAGTCATTAATTTCTTGATCTGTTAACATTAGAATTTTGGTGGCCTTATATCTCTGATGATATAATCATCGATTCTTGTTTTAATATCTTCTATGATAGCATCATGTCGTTCTAAATTCTCAATTACTGAAGCTTCTAAAATAGTTACAATTTTCACAAAATTTTCAGGATTAGCTTTATTAGTAAGTAAACATACAATTGAAATACCATCTACTCCAACTAAATCTCTAAAACGTTGTTTTAAAACTTGGTGATATCTAACTTGCGTAACATGTTCAGTTTGTCTAAGACGATTTACTAAAGTTAATAAATTAGGTGTTTCCATAATTACTCGCTATATGGTGTTTTTGGAAGAACATCATTTTCTATGTAATCATCTATTTTTAATTTCATATTCTGCAGACAATATTGATATTGCATGGGATCATCCCACACCTCTTTAGATAAGATATCTTCAAACTTTAAATATTTGTCTTCGCCTGACTTCACCTGCACTAAACATGCAACATACAAACCATCTTCTCCTACAAAATCTTTATAATGCTGTCTTAATATTTTATTGCATCTTATTTGGACAACATAAGGAATAGTCTTATATAAACGAATTAATTCAGGCAAATTTTGACTTTCTACATCAATTAATATCATTGTGTTACCTTTGCTTGTGTATAGACTTCTACATCATTTAATACTGTTTTTTCGCTTACAGCAATAATAGGAATAATTTTTTTAGTAGGTTCTTCTTTATGGCTTAATATTGTTCCCCAAATATCTTTTCTTTCTGGGGATAATTCATTACTATTTATGTACAATGGAATATACCCTGATGTCATCTTTTCGAATGCTAAAGCAAAAAGTGAAATGTTATCAGAATAAGCATTATCGCATGTTGTTTTCCAAAACTGACCATCTAAAAACATACAAGAACCTTTGCATAGATGCAAAACTGGGCACTTTGAACACTCTTCTCTATTTGCCCAATGAGTAGAAGATTTTAACTCTACATTATCGTAGTCATCTAAGTTTCCGCCTAAATGAGATTCACCATTCATTGCAGTTTCAACAGCAGATACATTTTGACAAGTTAATACATTGCCTTTCATATCAATCGCTAAAACATGTTGATCATCCATTCCACACTTTTGTCCTAATCCAGAAGCTGGTAGTTGATTCATCACTGAATTAGTAAAACCATCTATTTTTTGTAATATAGTTCCAAATCCAATATAACCATTATTCGATCTAATATCATTAAAAGAATTTCTTCTAAATTCAAAATGTTCTTCTTTAGTAGATAGTGAATTATTCATACCATCTAAATCATATGCATCAACTAAAGCACCTTCTCCTAAAGGAACTTCGGGATCTCCAGTAAAATTGATAAACCATTCGTGAATTGCTTTCCGATTTTTATTTTTAGAATTAAGCATAGAATTAAAACTAATTCTACCTTGTGGCTTCATTATTTTGTAAAATTCTAATACGATCTTTTTTGCTTCTTCGTCTTCGAATGGATCAGGACCTCTGACACTTTGCCCTGGACCGTCATGACTAATTGAAACATAAAACCCCATGTAATATAACCAAGCACAAATGTCTCTTGTTAAGATAGAACCGTTTGTGATCACTGAAAACTTAGGTCTATTTTTCCAATGAGAAAACTTTTCCATAATAGCTTCTGCGAGAGGCTTCATAGTTTTCCAATAAACGAATGGCTCTCCTCCCCAAAATTCTACTGATAAACCTTGTTCTTCTGTGAATTCTAACACCTCTAACTTTTTCATAAAGTCATCAATGTCTTTTTTATTGGTTTCTGGTGGACGACCAACAAACTTTTGAGAACAATAGTCGCAAGAATAGTTACACGAAAGACCCATTTGGATCTTTAGTTTTGTAATATTCTTTGATTTTTTCAATGGGGATTTTTTAGAAAATGGTATAGCAATATGATTGTGTGTTTTTTTATTTTCCACACTAAATATGAAACCATCCTCTGAAGATAAGACATTTTTTATATTATCGTAAAAAAATGTTTTTCTATCTTTTTCACTGCGTTCTGCTAAAATTTCAAATATCATAATATCGCCTCAAATAACTATTTATCCACCGCCACCATCAGCACAAGCACAAGCGCATGCACAAGCACACGCACAGTTATAGCTAATTTGTGTTTGGTTACAATTATATGTGCAAGCACAATTACAATTTGGTTGTAACCAAGCTTGTGTATCGCAGTTTGTACAATTTACTGTTCCAGTAATAGCGCAGTTAGTACATTGAATATTTCCACAATTACAATTTGCTGTACAATTTCCGTTAGCACAGTTGCCTTCAGAATTTTTTTGGAAATATGCAAATCCATAGACATCGTCAATCTCATTAGTTGGAAGTCTATTTGCGGGTTTTACGATTGATTTAACCCACGATAGGGAAGGCGAAAATGAGGTTGGTTGCCCAGCCTCATTTGCTATATCTCTAAGAGTGATTAATCCTGTTGTTTGTAAAGTCATAATTTAGCTTCGATAGCTTTTACTCTCTCTGTCAATTCATTGATAGCTTGTAAAAGAAGACCTCCCATGTTTCCATATGAAACTGAAAGCATTCCATTTTCACCAACTCTAATTAATTCTGGAATTTTGTTTTGTACTTCTTGAGCTACAACACCAACGCTACGTTCATTAGTATCTATAGACGTATAATAGATGCCTCTTAACTGATTAACAATATCAAGAGCGCCTTTGATAGTTTCAATATCCCTTTTAAGACGAATATCTGAATAACCACCAACGTTACCAACCATCACTAAGTTTCCGCCAGGTTGAATCTCACCGCTTTTTACACCATTGTTGGTGAAGAAAGTGTAACCATCTCCACCCCAATAAATTCCAGTATCTTGAGCAGCATCAGAAGAAAACCCGATACTTGGAGCAGTTGCAGAACCGTTTCCAAGATATACTCTACTTCCAACAGTTAAGTTAGCAATTGTAATATTGCTTGCACTATTAATTTTATTACCATTAATAGAAGTCAGCCAACTTGGATTATCATAACCTGCATCTTCACTTACTGGTGTATATCCAAGAGCAGCAATAACATCAGTATCTTCTAAATCAAAACCTTCATATATTCTACCATCTCCATCAACAGTAACTTTAGTAAATGTTCCTGGTACAACACCTGTTGGATTGATTTGCAATTGACCGGTTGCATTAGCAGATCCATCAAATACTACATCCCATGTCGCATCACCAGTAATAGAGATAATACGACCATTACGAAGTTTCGTTGCTGTATTAGCATTACCATTTAGGTTACCTGTAACGTCAGCAATTAAATCACCAGCTAATGTTAAGTTACCGTCCAAATCTAATATTAATTCAGCTGAATCGCCTTCATCAATATTAATTTGAAATATATTGCCATAAGTCGTGACGATACCATCAACGACCGCATTACTGCGAACTTCATTGATTGCTGCAACTAAATTTGTTGAAGTTGTTTGAAGAGAAGCTGCATCACCAATGGTAGAACCAAGCTGATTAGTCTTAATTCTCCATTGTTCGAATGTATCTTCTAAACTTACGTTTATGACAGACATTTACTTCTCTCTTATTTTTGGACATGTGCTAAAATCTGACTTAGCATCTGCTTAATGTCTTGAACTTCCCCTTTAAGCTCTTGAATGTCCCTAGTGTTTTGTTCAGTTTCTTCTCTAGCTTTAAGCAATGCTTTGCGCTGTTTTAAATATGCATTTCTACCGCTATCGTCTGTATTTACAATAGCACCAGAAGATAGGTCTCGGTAGAGACCTACTTCATTTTCAACTTTAACAGCTTTATGCACAAGCAATTACTCTCAACTCTTTAACGCGTGGAGGTTGAGCACTATTGCCAGACTTAAATACTAACTTAACAACAACACCATCAAATGCTGGAAGATCTGTCAAATCGTATTGTACATCTACGAACTCGTCTGGGTTAGATGTTCTCTTAACGTTCTTAAGAGGAGTTGTAGCACGCACAAATGAATGTTGAGAGATATCACCGTTTGTACCAGTTGGGATTAACTTGTACCAAACTTCAATGTCTGAATCAGTGACCGCAGGAATGTTTGCTGCGAACATAACTTTCAAGAACGTTGAAGGTTGTTCTAAGTTAATTAAACGAGTTAAGTACTTAGATGTCGCAGAACCACCAATTGGTACACTTTCATCGATGAAATTATCTTTCAATGTGATAGTAGTATTTGCTGGAGATTCTGTTGTAAATCCAGCATAATTAGTCGTGATTGATGAACCATTTGCTGCAACTGCTGTGACTAACACAGGAATTGTTGTGTTATTGCTTGTTGTACCACTTACAGAAACATATTTTCCAACTGTGATAGAACGCACCGCAGATCTTGCTGTACTTGGAACAAAGATTGTACCAGGGCTTCCAGAATCGAAAGTGAAACCAGAAATTGCATCTGCTACGATGATATCATCTAAACCTGCAACGTTCTTAGTAGCGTATGTGAAATTATCAACACGGTTTTTGATTGTTGCAACTGATAAGCGTGAAGTATCAATGATTGGAGATAATGCAGAATTATCTGTATTCAATCTTGCAATAACTTTCAATGACTTTGAACCATTTAATGGAGTAGCAGTTTCTTCGTTAATAGCAGAAGCAACTTGTTGAGATGTGCCAAAGTATACTGTTTCATTTGGAATTACGCTAGTTGCTTCAGTCGCAAGATTATATGATAAATCTGTTGTCAACATTTCATATGATAATGTTGTGTCAGAGAATGTTTGTGATTGAGTAATTAACTGAGCAGCATCCATTGGAACGTTCTCAGAAACAACCACATCTGTACCACCAACAAAACCAGTTGCATCAGCATCAGTACCAGTATCGATAACATATGAATCTGGTTCTGGGTTGCTAATAATGAATTCACCGTTTAGACCAGAAGTAGATGTTGTAACGATACCGTTATAGTCTCCATCTGCAACGTTAGAAATGATTACTGTTGAACCTGCTGGCATGCCGTGATTACGATGTGATACACGAACCTTAGACGAATCTAGTGTTGTCTTAAATGGATTTCCATCTAATACAGCAGGAGGAAGGATATCATTAGTGAATGTAGCCACGCCTTCTGTGTTTGTATTAAACTCAGCACGATATACTGTGAACTTCAAATCTTGTTCTTGGTTAGCAGTCCATGTAGAAGCGTTTTGTGATTTAAACAATACACCTGCGTATGGTTGTTCAGAGATGAAACGATCTGTACCAATATTTTTTTCACCAAGTTGTGAAATCCAAACACGATAGTTGTTTGAATCAGATAGAAGAACGATACAGTATTCAGTCTCGTCTTGAACATAAACTGGAGATTCAAATGTAAATGTAGTTGCTAAAGATGCATCATTAGATGTTATGATTTGATCTGGGTTTAATGTAACCTTAGAGAAAGGTAGAATACCTGGACCTGGGTAACCGTTTACAGATTCACGAATTTGTAAGTTAACTGGAATGTTTGCATCTTTAGTAGAGAAGAAGATATCAACTTTAGTTAAGAATGCACCGCCCTTAGAACCAATCATAATAGTTTGGGCAAGAGGGTCATACCAACCAGTATCACGTACGATACGTTCAGGAGAGAAGATCTCTTGTGTACGTGTTTCTGATGCAGGACGTGTAACAATTTCAGAGTTACGCACAGCATTAACAGAACGCTGTTTAGTTTCTAATGTACCTTGAGCACGATATGTGCCACGACCTTGTGTTGTAAAATCGTTACCACCAGTTACGCTATCGCTTAACTTAAATTCACGAACACCTGTACGGAAGCGCATGCTATCTGTATTTGGAATTGAGAATACACCAGCTAAGTTACCGTTAAAGTTAGTTACTAAGTTTGAACCTTGAGTTGCAGTAGCAATTGAACCAGATCCTTGAATAATATATTCAGCACCTGATAGAGAACCTTTGATAACGTCTCCACCTTGGAAAGTACCAGTTACGTTTAGAACATAAACAGCTTCTGCACCAGTGTCAGTAGTTTTTTCTTTCAACACTGCAACACCACGAGCTGGCGATGTTACTTGTGAGTTGTATGTTGTACCACCACGCGTTTTAACATACACAACATCACCCTTGTTGAATGATACTTCTGGTTTACCACCAACTTGACGACCAATGTCATTTGCTGCCGCACCAGCATTAGTTTCTGTATCGAATTCTAATGAACCATTTTGAGTAATTGGAAGACGAGTAGCAGGAGTTACATATGCTTGAATAGATGCATCATCAAAGAATGGATTTAATTTAGTGTTAGGTTTTAAACCACGGCAAACAAATAATAATTCACGTGCACGAATGTAAGGAATAACAGAAGTTTGAAGAACTTTATCTCCAACAACTTCATAGTCTACCTTAGGAACAACAGATGTTGTGATACCTGAACGTGATTGTCCAATTGTTGTAGCTTGTGTTTGGAATGTCAATACACGAGCACCAGCAGCACCATTACCAAATGATGGAGCATCACCACCAATAGCACGAAGTTCAGCAGCAGTAAATGTACGACGATCCATCCAACGACCAGCGCCAAGACCATAGTTTGTACTATCGAAGCCACGTGAAACAACTAAGCGATCAATATTACGTGTTTGACCTGTCCATGTTGTTTGCCATGCATTCCACACTGTGCCAAGAACACCTTGTTTTTCAAGTTGTGTTTGTACAGCAGAGAAGTTACCTTCTACGTTTGTAATAATATCTGGACGACGATCTGTTTCAAACCAATCATCAGATGGTGGATTCAATGACATTTGACCTAAGAATGTAAACACCGCAAATGGGTTAACGTTCTCAGTGCGTGACGCAAATGGTTGAGTGATAAACTTAAAGTGTGTATATGGCAATGTGATGATATCGCCTGTCAATTGGTAACCGTCAGAAGTTCTATCAGCATTAATCTGGTTTTCTTCAACAAGGTTTACGTTATCCATTGTGTAAAATGGACGTAATTCTTGTGCAGTCATATCGATAGAGCAACGATAGTCAATAGAAGCTACGTCACCTAAGTCTTGACCTTTGAAATTATCGACAATGAAACCATTTTTGAAACGTTCTAAGCCAACATCGTCTTTAATTGCAAGAGATTTTGTTTCGTTTTCTAACAATGAAAGCGCTGTGTAGTATTCTAAGTTTTCGATACGCTTATCTAACTTACCGATATCACGCATTGTGTAACGTTTAGTATCGATAGTTTCAATTGTAACAGAACCATCGCTTGGGAAAGCTGTGTATGGAGAAACATTTAACTTAGCTAACATCATTCCAAGAGCTGGATCTTTTGGTTCTTGCGGAGCAGTACTTGCTACACCAGAAATTGTAAAGAATCTGCCTTCGATATCTAATGCTAATTTATCGCGACGTGCAAGATAGTGTGAGTAACTTGCAATTGTTTCAAATCCAAGTTTTGGCAACTCTGATGGAGAAGCACCTGTGCTACTATAACCTGTACCAACATCATTAATACGTGGACGGAAATCCATAACATCAGCAAGAGCAATCATGCCACCAGCAGGCGTGAAGTATGGAATATTTTCAAATGGAATATCTGAATATGAGTCTACTGTAAAGTAGTCACCGGCAGTACCAGCTGTGTGATCGAAATAATCAAAAATTACACGAACAGCACCCTTTGGAACTGGATATCCAGGTTTACGTGTGATTGTAGCTACATCATAGTGTGTTTCACGTTGACCATTATCAAATGTGTACCAATCAGTAATATCAGTAGTTTCAGTTGGATTAGATGATGCAGTGAATCCGCTATTCTTCATGCGAATAGCAACAATGCGATAGCCGTCAGCTTTACCAAGAGACAATGTTAATGGTTGAACTGCACCAATAGAAGTGAAGTCTTTTACTGCATTGCTTACAAGTGTTTTCTTCTTTTCTTGTGCAATTGTGCCAGCTTTACGAACTGGAGCAAATACAGTATATGAAGAAGATTGACTTAAACCAGTAATTTGTGCATCCGCGCCATTATTTAATAAATTAATTGCAGTTGGATTAACTGGACGTCCAGTTGATCTATTAATTACAACGAATTCATTTTTATTTGCTGAAGGATTAAATTCTGTACCAAGAGTTGTTGCACCAGATGCAGCACCAACTGAAATTGTCAGTGTTGATTGACCTGATGAAGTAGAACCTGTGAATTTTTGTGTAGTTGTGTATGATGTTGCAAATGTAGCATCATTTTCACCACCACGAACTTTGCGAATAAATGATTGTGCAAGAGGGAAAATCAATCCAGTGAAACTTGGATCTTGCACTTGTGTCATCACACGTTGAAATGTTTTACCAGTAACTGTACCGCTAAAAGCAGAAGCAATAGCAAGTGTTGTGTTATTTGTGATTGAAGTAACTCTGCGAACTTCTAATGCTCCAGCAGAATCTTCAACACGAATATAATCTCCAACTTTTAATTCAGTTGTAAACTTTGTACCAACGCCTGTAACAGTTGTAGATGATCCGCTAACTGTACCGCTTAATGTAGTATAAATTTGTGAAACATCTGCAACGAAGTTGCTTAATGTTGTTCCTGAATCATAAAAGAATTGTTTAACATCACGTTCAAATGTATAACCAGCTTCCATTTGAAGGTCGAACAAATATGCTTTATAAACTGCAGATGCACCAGGAGTACCTGAATCATATTCGAATGCACGAAGACGAGCGGTACCAATCGCATTACCTGCACCAGAAGCTTGAGAATTTGTTGATGGAGTTAATTGATCGTATAAAGTGATTGTTGGATATGTTGTGCAATCAGGTACACCACGTACGTTAGAAACATAAACATAGTTTCCGTACTTGATATCGATTGAATCACTATCAATGCGTGCAAATTCTCTTGACTTAGGAACTTCTAAGAATTCAGTAGCAATCTTCTCGATTTCATAACCTTGTACATAACCTTTACCAGGTTCAATAGCAACTGCAAATGAAGATTCTGAACCACCGTTTTCTGGTGTTTTGTAACCACGATTAAACGATGGTCGTGGAGTATAGTTCCAATCCATGTTATTATCTGAATAGATTTGATATGGATTTGTTTCAGAGAAAGTAGTAGCTGGTTCGATACTACCAGACGTAGCAGTTTCCATAGCTGTGAAATAATTATCACCGCTCTTTACAATGTCACCTAAACGATATTCAGTAAATGCTTGCCATTGCCCGCGATCGTTATTACGATGTTCGCGAATTGCTAATTTGAATGGACGAACTGTATAGTTACCAGATTCGTCAAATGTACGACGTGCTAATGTTTTAGCAAGTTCAGAATATGTAGATGTTTCTACTTTACTCTTTAGTTCACCATTTTCAATACGAAGTAATTCAATAAAGTTTTCGTCTAATTCTGAATCAACTGCTAATTTTGCAAATGTTAATAATAATTGGTAACGATGAGCACCAGGAGCATTCTCATTTGGAGAACCATTGGCGTTGTCATTTAGTGAAGCATCAGAATTAGATGTTACAATGTTTTCTGTTGCCAATAAACCAACTCGATATGTCGGTGTATTGCTATATTTAGAAAGAATGATTGTAGCAGAATCAACTTGTACAAATTGACTCTTAATAAAATAAACACCAGCTTCGATAGATGCAATAGAACCAAAACCAACTGGAGTATCAGTCGATGGAAGAATTTGTAATGTGTATTCTTCACTATCGATAGTAGTAGTTAATAATTCTTCGGCAGAAAATGTTTTTGTTTCTTCATCATCAGAAGATGCAACATAACGCACGAATAATGTAATAGGATCTGTATCTTCTTCTGCAGCGTATGTAAGAACCTGAGCTTGTACACCGCTAGCACCGGTAATAGTCTTACCAACCAAATCTGCAAGAATAGTACTAATTTCAACGCCGTTTGTTTCAGGTTGAATTTTTAAATATACAATTTTTGTGTCAATCGCAGTTTGACCTGGAATGACCATTGAGCCTTCTTTAAATAAATGTAAACCTAAACGCTGAATTTGAGTTTGCAGATAAGTTTGTAGCTGATTTAACTCTCGTACCTGTAATGAAACTCCTGGACGAAACAACATACGAAGATATTTCTTCGTTTCATCGTAGTCATCGTTGTAAGGAGCTTGTGAAAAAATCTTCAGTGACATGTTTTTGCCTTTGTGTTATAGCTCTAAAACTAATTTAATATCTTCTGTTTGGTTTTCGTTACGAGTAACAGGAGAAATGTTTTCAATATACAATACTTCACCGCTATTTAAATCGATTTCTGGTTCTGTAATTGTGTCTAACGTTGCGCTTACTGAACCAACTTCAATAGATTCTGTTGCAGTAAATGCAGTAAATCCTGTACCAATATTCTGGTGTACTAAAATAAATCCAGTACCAACTGAATCAATAATTGCTTCTGCTCCAGATGTTGCACCAATCACAGTATCACCTACTGCAAATGTACCACCAACTAAATTAGAGTATTCTAACTTTGTACATGCTAAGTAAGTAGTAGCTTCGCCAATTTCATCTGTAGCAGTATCTATAGGATTGCGCAAGATGCCAATTTGACGGAAACCATTATCAATAATAAAGTCTCCTGTACCTTCATCACCAGCTAAAGTAGATGTAATCATAGCATAATATCCGCCAAGTTCTTGGATAGGATCTGAACCATGACCACCATTAGGTGTAATGATTGCACGTGCTGAAGCTGTTGAAGTTGGACCACCGCCTGTGAATACAACTTTTGCTTGTGAATAATCTTGACCAACATTCGCAGCTTTTACTAAAATTTGTGTAATAACACCACCAGTTAGCGTGATGTCATCAGCTTGTACAACACAACCTGTACCGTTACCTTCAATTGTTACAGTTGGCTTTGATTGATAACCTGTACCGCCATTAGTAACTTTGATTCTCCAAATAGCACCAGGAATAGCTGCTTGTTGTACATCCCATTGATAAGTTAGATCGTCTGTAGCAAGAGTTTTAACAGGGATAAACTGAGAAGTAGTAAATGTTCCAATCGCTGAACCAGTCAACGTGAACATATATTTCCATTGATATCCATCAGACAATACATTACCAATAGTTAAATCTGTTCCACTAGGTTTGACAACTGATGCACCAGCACCAGCTTTAATACACTTATAAACGCTTAAATCATCTTCAGTGTAAACATAGAAACGTTTAGTAGTTAAAGCTTCATCTTGATCATCAAATTCTGTGTATGTTTGACCAGAAGTCCAGTTGTAACGTGGAATAACGTGACTAATCTTAGGTGCAGTAATAAGCTTTAGCGAAAGCATATTAAAGCGTGCGTCATTTTCTTGACTTACGCTGTCTTCAGGTAATGGAGGATTATCGTCATCTTGCCATTCTTCTGTGCGACCAATGAATAAGTAATATTTGTCGTCGGCTTGAGAACCATTGCCACCCATCGCGTTGATGAGATTTACGGCAGTTTGATAACGAAATTTTGTAGTGATGATTGCTGACATTTTATGTCCTTATTATGTACTTTAACTATTTATATGCTCAGGATACCGTTATTACAGAACCTGGTAATACGTTGAATCCATTACCATCTCTAGCATCCTTCAATGTAAATTGCATATAAGCATTGATTGGTTGATCGATGATAAACTTAATTTTGTCTAATAAACTGAAAGATGGCCCAAATTTTGCACCAACTGAAAAGTATGTCGTTTCTAAGAATGAATCTATCTCAACAACAGTAGTAGTTGCTTTTACAACAGCTAATCTGATTGGAATTACTCTGTCATAACTTGTAAATCTACTTCCAGGTTGAAGTTTTGGTGACTTCAATCTTTTAACAGTGGCTTGACTTACAATAGTTACTCTACCAAATAATGCAAATCCAGAAGGATGTAGCATTTTTCTAACTGCAGCTTGCCATTGTTCATATGGTTTTCTTGTTTTAATAACATATGAATAATCTTGATAGTAATAACTGTCTTGAATGTAGTTATAATCAGATAAAAAGCTACCTTTATTCAAATAACGATTTTCATCTTCGCTCCAATTACCATCAGATAACTTCATCAGGTCAATACGAGGATAATATAGTTCAATATCATCGCCGTATAACAAATTGAACAATGCTTCGAACGAAGGAATTGAACCTTTAGCTCGATAGATGTCGTTTACTTGTTTATAAAGTTTTCGCTTGTCAGTATTTGGTAAATTACCAGGAATAGAAATTGCAAGTTCACGCTCTAAATACTTTAGAAAATTTTCATTAATTAAATCTGCATCACGAAATTTATCAAGTGTATTGATGACTGAGACCGGTGAAGTCTCATCAAGTTGCATCCAATTAAAATACTCTTGTAAAAATTGTGTAAATTTTGTATTTTCTTTTAAGTGCTCAGGTAAAATTGAATCCAAAGAATAAAACTTTGGATTCGATGGACTTATTCTTTTAGTGACGTCAGCCATACTTCTTACCTTTATTAGTTACGCTTAGTAGTTGTATAACCGATACCAGCATTTGAACTACCAACTGCGATAGTATCAATTGTAGGAGTTACAGTACAAAGAGCAATATCAATTTCTAATAATTGTTCACGCTTAGGAGCAATATCATCAGAAGCTGGGATAGCTGTAAAATTAACAAATGTGTTTGGCACAGCTGAAATCTGTAATCCAGTTAATACAACTAAACCTGTATCAGCGTTAATATAACCAACATCTGAGTTTGAAATGACTTTTTGGTTGTTTACTATACGATACATTTGTAAAACATGCGTTGCATTCTCATCAGCATGAGAATTTACTTCTCCCGCTAATAAAACACGATCTTCGATGTATTGTGTTACTCCATTGTGTGTAAAACCGCTAGATTTTAAGATAGGTTCATTTGGATTGCTTCTTGCGCCCACAATTGGAGCTGAAAATTGCATTTCATAGCGTTTTTTCACGTCCAAAGTAGGTTGTAAGCGCTTTTGCATGAATACTCGCACAGAAGAACTTAAAATACCAGCGTCGGACGAGTCAATTAAACGAGTCATCTTAGAATGACGGAAAACTCCATCGAATTTTTTCAAATCTGTGTTATTATAATTGACAATTACGTCATTTACGATCGTTTTTAATTGTCCAGAAGTCGAATCTGTTAAGTTTGGATTATATTTAAAATTAACATTGAAAAACAAATACGTATATTGCGGATCTACTAATACTGGAGTGATAGAAACCACATTTTTTGTTCTTAAAATATTATCAATAATGAATTTTTTCTCAACATCATTTAACGCAGCCGCTGTTTTAGGTTTGATACAGATATATGCTTTACCATATTGTGGTGGATCATTCTCTTCACCACCCCAAACAGTTACTGTTTCAACATCACCATAGTTATTAGCAACCATTGACTTATAGTCTTCAGCTGTAACAACTCTATTTTGTGCCAAATATGATAAAGGAGCATTAAATTTGATAGATGCTAGATCTTCTCTTTCAGCACCGCCAGTTGCTTTATTAATTGTTGCAACATCAACATCTGAATTGCCTGAAATCGTATCAGCTAAAACGAATACCGAAGCACCATTTGCAGCAATACCATTAGTGCTTAACCATTCTAAAGTTACTACGTTACCGCCTTCTAATGCTTTACCAGTAACACCATCGCCAAAATATACTTCAAATTTTCCATCAAGACCTTCTTGTAAGAAATATGCTGCTGTGTCTTCACGAATAGTAGTAAAATCTGTTGCCAGTGTAAACACTTCTTGTCTTGTTGAAGCAGAATTTGCTTTTACTTTAACTACTAAAGTTGTGATATCAGCTTTTTCATCTGGAATTTGGAAATAGAATCCTTCATCAAATGAATCAACAGTATATTCAATATTAGTTAAAGTGCCTTCGTATAATTTTACTTCTGGGAAACGATAAACGTTATAGTTCGTAGTAGTCAAAGTTTGTTGACCACTAATTGTGGTAATAACTTCGTCTTGTGGTGTAATTGTGATGCCTTCTAAATTAACAAACGTATATTGTTGATCATCAATAGTAGTATTAAAAACTGTACCACGATCTAACGTTAATGATACCGGTGCACCAGTTGGAGAATTTACTACAATATCAACTGATGAAAATGGTGCTGTAACAGAACGAGGTACATAACTAATCATTTTAGCTAGAGAAACAACGTTATTGCGACGTTCTGCAGTATCTAAGAACACTTCATTAAGTGCCATATTAGCATTCACCGCATTGTAGTGAGTATTATATGCTAAAATATCTAAAAGCACAGACATACCTGACCCGTCGAAGTCATAGTCGGTGAATTTACCTTTATCTTGTTGAGCTTTTAGATAAGTTTTGAAGTTTTCTCTAATTTGGAAAAAATCTAACTCAGTAACTCTTAGGTTAGATGCCATTATCGTAATCTCTCTAGTATGATTGTTGCATTGCCAATTAATTCATTAGCAATAATTTGAAATGTTATGTCGACATTATATGAATTATTATCAAAATCATCGTTTACCGATACATCAATCAAGTTAACTCTTGGTTCAAAGTTTTTAATAGTACGAGCAATTGCTTGCTTAATATCATGCATCGTAATTGGATCTGCTAATTCAAATAGCAATCCACGCACTCCAGAACCTATTTCAGGTTGAAATGGACGCTCTTGGAAGTTAGTTAAGATTAAGTTTTTAACAGAACGCTTAATAGCTTCAATATCTTTAATAGCATTAATATCGCCAGTGACTGGATTTGGTGTAAAAGTCAAATCTAAATCAGTGTGAACATAACTTTTTGCTACGATAGAAGCTTTTGGTGTTAATAAATCTGATGGATGTTGTGTACGCATGATCCTATTTATTAACCTTTCAGAACGTTATATGCATCTTGTTGAAATTTTACTCCAGACTCATATCCGTGAATAATTTTAGGATCTTTACCAGGAGAACCAGCATTAACGATACTTCTACAATTTCCCCAATCTTGTTTATCTGCCCATGGATTCATATTATTGCGTTTAAAGAAATAACATGCAGTTAAGATTGCTGTAGTTCTATCAGTTGCAACTAAATCTGGATTTTGTACCAATCTATCATCATTATAGATTGCTTTAGAAGCTCTTAAATATTCATCTTTAAAGGTTAAACCAATCAATCCACGCCCTCTAAATTTCCAACCATCACCTGGTTGTGGATCTAGCAATTTACGACCAACCATATAAATTATGTTAGCAATAGGTTCTGGTTTTCTTTCTACTTTAACAGCATCCTCATAAGTTGGAAAACGAATACGTCCAGGATTTAATCTTTCAAATAAGTACTTAGCTCCATAATTTAAATTTTCAGACAACTTAGTCCATGTAGATTCAGCTCTTACGTTACCAATAAATGCGGCAACTCTTTCAGGAGTTGTGATGTTATATTTTGGCAACATTTCTACCATAGCATCATACCATGGTCCTGCTTCTTTTCCACCTGCAGCAATTAATTTTTCTCTTGTAAAATTAAAAGTAAAACCTTTTGCAGGAGGTTCTGAAGGTGGTATTTCTTTTTTAGGATTTTCTTTTGGTGTTGTAGGTGGTTTTGCTTTTTCAACTGGTGGAGATGTTACAGGAACTTCAACTTTAGTTTCTTTACCAGTTTTTGGATCAGCAATTTTAACAGTTTCAGTAGTAGTAACTACTTCTACGTTTGGTACTTCTTTACATACATCAGCAACAACAGAATCAATGCTTAAGTTTGCGAGTTCTTCTTGTGCCTTTCTAACAGCAGCACCAACATCACCAGCTAAAGCTTTTAAATCTGCAAAAATATCTTTTTGGCCAACTCCATCCACGCCTGCTGGTTTAGGAATTTTAGAAATAATATTATCTAAATTTGGAACTGCATCTCCAAAAGCTTTTTTTAATTCAGCTACTTTGGCTGCATATTCTTCAGGAGTTAATTTAGGTAAATTAGCTAATTCTGCTTGAAGATTTATTGTTGGAAGTTGAGGTACATTTACCTCAGCAAGTTTATTTTTAATAGTAGTTGCTAAACCACCTAAATCTCCAATCGAGTCTAATCCACCAGAAATTTTATCTTTTAAAGAATTAATTCCTGCTTTTGCTTCATCTAAAGCGGCATTTACACCACAAACTTTATTTGTCATATTAGTTCAACTCTATCTTATCTGCTAAAACTTGGAATGTTGGACCAGCATTAATATTGAATGTTCCAGAAACTTCATAAGTCATATTTGAATTACACTTAACAACTGTTGCAGCTTCAGATCCAATATTTAATCCATCTTTTGATAAAAATTGTTGTGTAGAATTTGTTGATATTTGTTGTGCTCCATTAGAGAACATACTATACGTATCTAAAAGCACCAAATCAACTGTACCAGTTACAGTTAATGTAGATTTTCCACCAATACTTTCAGTTTTATCAACGTCAATTAATAATGTTTGGTTTTTACCAACACGTGTTAAAAAATCTTCAGCAACGTTTAAGTTATAATTACCTACTACTTCCATATTATCATTTAAAGTAACTTTAGTATTTCTATTACCATGCACTTTTAAATTATAATCGCCCATTACTTCGACGATGTAATCACCTTTTACAAGATGACGACAATCACCTTCAATAGTAGTTGTTCTAGTGCCACGAACTAAAATATTATCAGATGCAATAATAATTTCATAATTATCACCTGAAACTTTAGTTACTTTATCGCCATCTGGTAAAATTTCATAAAATGTGCCAGCTGGATGATATTCAGTAATACGCGAAGCAGCATTAGTATCATCTATTTCTCTGACAATTCCAGATTCAGATTCGTAAGTATGAATAAACGGATATGCTCCTGGAACTCCACGTCTTGGTTCTGGTTCATCCCAAGTTTGACGTGCTTCATCAGTTGCATCAGCATCAACAGTTTTTAATGTGGGCTTTGTTGATTGCTCAATGCCTTTAACCATTTCACCATATCTTGCAAAATACGATTGGTGTTCTTTCCATTTTCCACGCGCAGTATATGATACATCGGTGTCATTTAACCAACGAGGATATGCACCTGTGTAATCCTTAAAAGCTTTTTTCTCTTCACCTGGTTGAGTTGGATATCCATGAATAGAACCTAACACAATAGGATCTTGGCAATTTTCTCCGTCAGCGAAGAAACCAACAACCCATGAACCTTCAACTAAACCTGTCGGTGACCAACCTAAACCTGAAATAGATGCAGATGTAGTAGGCATCATCACATGAGCCCATGGCAAATCACCTAATTTAATTTTATCAATATCATCGGTATGATGTCCAAAAATACGAACACGCACACGACCCAATTCTTGTGGATCTGCGCGATCTTCTACAACACCAGTCCACCAATTCATATAGTTTTTCATTATGCTTTTTTCACTTTCTTACCAAGAGAATCACGAACAGCATCAAAAATAGTTACAAATTTACCAGATGCTAATTTGTGGTGAGTATTTAATACAAGATACTTGCCAGAAATATATTCGTTCTCATCTTTAGTATTACCATATACAGAAGGTTTAGCTCTATCTACAGCAAAATCAATAATCTTACCTGGGCTTAAATCACATCTTCCACGAACAGCTAAGTTCATTTTGTTTAATGTTAGTTGATAAATGAATGGATCGCCTTCAAGTTTTGTGTATTCTGCTTCATTGTTATAATTATTAGTAGCTTTTTCACCAAATGCTTTTGTATTTTTATTAACTACATGATGAATAGAATCGTATTCAGATATTTTTTTACCATTTACTTTAAAATCTGGGTTAACGAAAGCTTTTTTATCTAAATGATCTTTTTTATCAAAATCTTTTTCATAATTATATTGAACAAACTTATATGTCTTAGTTGCAATATCAATTACCCACATACCAGAACCAAACGTTCCACGTAATGTATTTTTATGCGTATTAGCATAGTCTGCTAAATCATATTCAAATGCAACGTTATATGATGCAGCTTGGTTTTCAGCATCACTCTCTGCAGTTGTACCACCTTTATGAACAAATTTATTGTACACTTTCTTTTTGAACATAGATTCATATGATTCAAACTGAAAACCATCTTTCCATGTTTCATAAAAAGCAAATGGCATTTTCTTTGCAGTCATTGCTCTACGAGCTAACCAATCGATAGCTTGAAATGGATTCCAATTTGGAATGACAACGCTGTAATTACCAGCAGATTGTTCTTTATTGGCAATTTTACTTTTTAAATAATCTTTTACAATTTGTTCGATAGATTGATCGATAGTACCGCTAAATGATTGCGAAACCAATAACAAACTATTCATCATTTGTTCAGGCGTAATCAATTTCAACACATACATTGTGGCTTGATTATTGCCTTTGATAAAGTTTGACATACCAGCAACATAAAACGTTCTAGTAATTTTATGTGGACCTTCAGTGATAGTCAATTCAACTTTTTCTTGTCCAATAATTGGAGCAGTTTCAAATAAGTTTGCGGCATCACCAATCGTTAAATCCACTTTAATATATGGAGATAATAACGATTCATATATGTCTATACCACTAATCAAATCTTTAAATTTGAATACTTCACCAGTAGACGAAGTCAGTGTTGCTTCATCTATCGAATAGTCTAATTTACCTAATGCTGCCATTATTCTGCTGTCGG